ATCGTAGAATCTGAAAAATCTGGATCAACACCCAACTCTGGATTTATTCTTAATGTTGTACCATCTGTTGTTGTTCCTAATCTTCTACCAAAGATTGTTGAGAATAGAGTATTAAGAACTAATTGAATACCGTCATAACTAACACCAGAATTTGCTGTTGTAAAGCTTCTTAATTGAGCATCAACCTGTGTTTGAATATTAACTTGACCTGTAAAGTAAAAACCACTTGTGTGCATTGTCTTTTTAAAACTATCTCGCCAGTCATTAATTGTTCGACCAACTTTAATAACATAAGAAAAGTCCTGATAGTATAAACTATCTTGTATTTTCATTGTAGTTTCAGATATAAAACCATCTTCATTTAAAAAAGTACCTGCTGTATTTGCTGTGGCTCCTACTGTTGTTGTTGCTGTAGCTAAATCAGTTACTTTTACGGTGGCTGTAACTCCACTTGTATCACCTGTGATTGTTGTATCTTCACCAAATATTCCAGTAGAATTACTTAAAGTTAAAATATTCCTATCTGCATCAAATGAAATAACTGTTGCTGTAACTACCGTAGAATCTGAAGCAATACCTGTAACGGTTTCGGAAGTTGAAAAGTTTCCTGATTTATCTAATACTAAAACTTTTTTTCTTAATGTTAGTGATGGCGGACTAGGAGATAATTGATGTTCAGCACCTGACTCTACTATCTTTAATGCTAAGACTCTTCCTATTTCTGAACCATAAGTAAATACTGTAGCACCTGATCCGTTTGTATCATCAACTGTTACAATAGGTAAAGATTGGTAGTTTGAACCAGCATTTATAATTCGTACATCTGTAATATCACCCGAGCCTGAGCCACTTTCTTGTACAATTTTATTACCTGTGTAAACATCACCTCTTACAGTTTCATCTTCTAATATGATATGATCTGTTGCGTCCATACCAGTTGTATTTGCCTCAGGAGCAATACCACCATTTACTAATGAAACTTTTGCTGTCGCTGAACCACCACCTGTATCTGTGTTATTAAATACAATATCATCACCAATTTCATAACCAGAACCACCTTCGTCAATATAAAAATTTGTTAAACTGCCTCTACCAATAGCGTCAACATTTATAATAGCTCCTGTTCCACCACCTGTAAAACTAACAGTTTCTCCTTCAGTATATAAGGTACCATCATTTGTTAATGTTGTTGAATCGGGAATACCTGTAATAGTAGCTTTAATAAAAACATCATCATCATCTGTTTCTGTACCTCTAATAACTTCACTTATTTGAAAAGTACCAGATATTGTATCTACATTTAAAATAAATTCACTTACTTCATTTTCTCCAATTTTAAATTTAAATACATTTTCAATAATTGCTGTAGCGCCTGAAGTTTCACCTGTAACTGTTCTACCAATTAAACTAACTGTATCACCTGTAGTAATTTGAACATTTGATTGTATAGCTCTCATTGTTAATTGAGTATCCCATTTACCGTCAGACGCTCTTAACATATTTTCTCTTGGATAGATTGTTTCAGAATCTTCGTTAAATAATAATTTAAAAAATAATTCGTGACCTCTATTTGTACCTTTTGCTCTGTAAAGTGATTTTACATTTTTAATTAAGCTTCTTTTATTAACATTTGAATTTAGATTTTCTGGTAATGTATTTAAAAACTCTGTTCTAAACTTTGTTAAGAAATTAGATATTACCTTATCAGGATCTCTAAAGTTTAATAACTCTTGTATATTGGTAACAGGATTTGGTCTGTAATTATTAACAACAGCACTGGCATTTGAAGAAGTGCCTAAAACGGTTTCGCCTATTATTAATTTGTCTTGTGCTGATATGAATAAACGGCCATTATTTAAATCTTCAGTAAGGACTGTTGTTGTAGCTCCTGAAGTTTGGCCTGTGATTGTTTCGCCTCTTGTAAATTTACCAAAAGCAGAACTCTCTAAAAGTATTTTATCACCAGCGTCTAATTGTGTTCTATCTGAATCAATACGAGAACCATCTAAAATTAATTCATTATTTTGATTAGTTTCTGTTTCTAATTGAATACCATCTGTTGTTTGAACCGAAGTTACATCTAACTCGGCAGATTCCATAAAGGTGTAATATGATTTTACAAATTCTAAAAATTTAGGGTGTTGTTCAACAACAAACTCTGGAGCCTGACTATTAATCAGTTGTGATATTTTGTCTTTGAATGTCGCCATTAGTAGTTAGATGTTGTTGTGTAACCTACACCAGCAGTAGCTGAACCACCAACAAATGTATCTGCCTCTACTGTGATTGTTGAGTTTGCTGTATCAATTTCTATAATTTGATCTCTCACAGGAACAATATCATAAGAAGCTGGCTCTACAGTTATTTCTATTAGAGTGGATGAAGCGCCTCGTATATTTTCTATTGAAGCAATATCTAAAGAATTGATTGTAATTTGTCCTGTAGTGTAATTCACTGTACCTTGTGTATTATTAATATATGTTCTTATAGAACCTGCAAAATAATATCTTCTTATATTACCTGAACCGTCATCATCAAGGTAATAAATGTTTGTTGCATCACCTGTCACTTTAAATCCTGATGTTGTAATTACACCACCAGTACCTGACTTGTGACCTGTATGTGGATTGAATATACCGTTTCTAAAATAAATGTCATATCTTGTTGATGAACTTATTGTTGGTGTAAATGTTTTTCTAACTAATAAACTTGTTACGTTAGATAATATACTTGTATCTGTATCATCAATTAAACCTGTAACTTTTGAATGTCTAAACACGCCATCAAATTTTTGTAATGTGTTTGTATTATAATTTGAAATTGCTGTGGTAATTTCTGATTTTAAAGTATTAGTATTTTTTGTAGTTGCCTTTTCATCATATTTAATATTCGAAGTTAAAATAATAGAAGTTGTTTCTGGATCAACAATTATTGGTCTAACAGAAGCAACATTGTATTTTCGTAATTGAGATACAATACTTTCTTTTGTAACATCTGTTAAAGTAGAACCTGAAGCTGCCTTAATCGCAATCTTTACTACACCGTAAACTGGTGTTTCATCATCTTCACCACCCCATGCTGAAACGGATTGAGCATTTGGATATAACTCTAACACTTTTGTTTCATAATCGCTTGTAGTGACCGCTCTGTCTTGTGATGAGTATTGTAAAGGAGCATTATATCTAATTGATTCTTTTGTTTGTGGTTCAGCGCCCCCTTGAGCAGTTGAAACTGCTGTGATTGAAACATCTGAAAAAGTTTCAATTGCACCTGATAAAGTAAAACTAGAAGCTCCATTTGCTTCTGTTTTATTTGTAACAATATATTCCATTATTACAATATTACCATCTGATAAAGATTTACCAATAACACCATCACCAAAATAGATTTCAAATTTACCATCTTCAACTTCTTGTAAAAAATAAACTTTACTTGTTGAATCTAAACTTGTAATACTTGTCGCTAAACTATATGTTGCTGTTGTTGTATCACCTGATGAATTTTGAACTTGAACTTTTAAAGTTGTTGTATCTGCGTTAGCACTAGGTATTATAAATCGCTGGTCAGGATCGGAAGTATTAACTGTGTATTTAAAAGTGGTTAATGTACCTTCATAAACAGGAATATTTGAAAATTGATAAACGCCATTTAAAGGTGTTAAAGTGTGAATTTGGTTTGTAACAAATTGATAAGAGTTTCCACTTATACTAGATGTGAAAACTGTTCCTTTAGACATTGTAACTGAAACGCCTGAAGCATTATTGATTAAAATATTTAAACTAGCCGTAGGAGATTTTGCTGATGTAGGAGTATAACCTAACATCTTAGCAAGTGATACTATATTTTTTCTTATATCAGCACTATCCAAATACATTTCATTTGCCAGCATGTTAGCATTGAAACCTAGGTAGTGTGTATTGTACGCTAATAAATCTAAAAGAATAGAAAAACCTGATCCTTCAAAATTATAATCTTGGAACTCTGATTGACTTTGTAAAAATGTTTTTAAATTTGTTTTTATAGAGTCAAAATCTAAATCTGAAACTGTTAATTTGTTACTTGCCATTTTATCTTAACCTTTGTAAAAATGTTTCTATTACTACCGCATCGGGTATGTTTTGTACATAAAAATAGAGAGAAACTTTTAATCTATTTCTATCTGGATCATCATCTAAAGTAACATTTACTAATGAAACTCTAGGTTCGTATCTATTAATAACTTCAGCAATTTTTCTCTTTAAAAATATGCCAATAATTGGACTATAATTTTCAAAAAGTAATTCTCTAATACCACATCCTAATTCTGGATGAAAAGGTCTCTCATAAAAATTAGTTTGAACTAAATTTTTAACACTTCTTTTTACAGCGTCAACATCTTCTATTCTAGTTACATCATTTGTAACTGGATTTCTTGTAAAGTTTAAATCTAAATCTTTATAGATTTTATTACTTCTTTTACTCTTATTTGTAGATGATGCGTCATATGCTGCCATAGTATCAATATTTATAACAAATATACGAATTAACCTATAGAAACATTTGAAGAACCTGTAGCTAGTTCACCACAGATATCAGCAGGATCTCCTACTATCACTATTAGTTTTCCACCAATTTTTACCGAAGATTGTAATGTAGCTGATATTGTTTGAGGTATATGAGGAGGCACTCCGTGGCCTGCTACACCATCACCATTAACAATTACTAACTCACCGTTAACATATACTGTTGATTGACTTGGAATTAAATCTCCACCAGCACTATCATTATCTCTACTAACACCTGGCATTATCTACCTTGTGAGTTGTAAACTTTGAACGATCTTTTACGAGATTTGTTCATTGAACTCTTTTTTACTCTATTACTTGTGCCTTGTGATGTCTTTTTAGGCATTCTTTCGTGTGGTACATAACCTTTTGATATTTTAGCCATTATTTACCTGATTCTTTGGCTGCTTTTAGGGCTGCTCGTTTTTTATCTATTATTAACGACTGTCTGATTTTTCTACCAATTGGTATTAATATACTATGACACATTTCTTTACCTTTTTTACTGATATACTCGACACTTATCATTCTATCTTTAAAATCTGACTGAACTGACCGTATAGCCTTCTTTAAACTTATGTCTTCTTTTTCTTTTTCGTCACCTGCTTCATTCCAAAACTTAAACATTCTCATTTTACTCATTTTATAACTCCATTAATTATTATTATCGTATTTTACTTGATCTTTCCAAGAATCGTCTGATTCGTTGTGTCGGCAATTAGTAC